ATGATGGCATCTTTGGATGGACTATCTGAGTGTGGCCGTATAGGGCTTGAGGTGAAGAATAACAACAAGGTCGCACATGAAGAAACGAGGAGCGGAGTTGTGCCAGCTAAGCACTATGCACAACTTCAGCATCAGCTGGTATGTGCAGACCTAGACCATGCTTTTTACTACAGCTTTAATAGCGAAGAAGGTATATATCTTCAGGTGCTAAGAGATGATGCCTACTGCAAAGAGCTACTGTCGGCTGAGGAGGAGTTCTTTCAGTGTGTAGAGAACTTCGAGATGCCTCCTCTTCTAGAGAAGGACTATCTGGATAGACACGATCCAGAGTGGCAGGAAGAGGCCGAGATTCTTAAGGACTTACGGGAGACCATTAAGAAGCTAGAGGCAAAGGAGGCAGCTAGTCGCAGTAAGATCATCTTCATGGCAGCGGGACGAAACACGCGTGGTGCAGGGATAACAGTTACGGGATCAACTCCAAAGGGTACCGTAGACTATAAAAGTATCCCTGAGCTTGCAGGTGTTAATCTAGACCGATACCGAAGGGCGGGTCGTGAAAGGTGGACCGTGAAGTAAGGAGGAGTGAGGAACTCCCCCGCCTGGATAATGGAGAACCAGGCGGGGGGGTCCGGATGATAACAACATCCTCACTATCTCTCATTATAAATTTTATAGCAATGAGCCAGATCGATCTTTATGACATCATACAGCCACAAACGGAGATCTCACGCCTACGTGATGAGGTAAAGGATCTCCATACGAGTTTAGAGAAGGTCCGTAAGGGCCTTTTCGCTCGTCATAATACGTTTTTAAAAATGTATGTTGACCAGGAAGATGAGATCAAGGCTATCAAAGAGAGATTGGATAGTGCAGAAGGAAAATCAAAAGGAAAGGAGGGGGTCTGTGCAGATTGCGCAGTGTCCTACTTGCAAGAGGTATCATCTTCTGAAGAAGATAGCAGGGACGAATATAAGAGTCTTTGATTGCTGTAGTGAGACTAGGCTACTAGGACATAATGAGGAGATATCGATATGAGAGACGAAAAAGACGAGAGAATTCTCGCTGTTCTAGAGCAGCGTTACGGTCCATTAAGCATCCCACTTATTCAAAATAAGCTTTGCATCAACCGTGAGATGGCGGAGCGTCTCTTATACGGGCCCCCAGAAGATGCCCTAGAAGAGTACCGACGTCAGCGGTCCGCATGACTCCAGAGTGGGCCCACGTTATAATTTCAGCAATGAGCACGATATCGGTATTGATGATGACTCTACTAGCGGCTTTGTGTGTTATCGTTCTTACATGCGTATGGGTTGTGAGCTTGATGCATGCCGCCCTGCGCAAAGAGCTCAAGAATAGTGACCTGGACTTACGTACTAGTATAGCAGATCTTGACAAGGACGTCCGGCAGCTCTGCAACAAGGTGGACCGTAGCAACAAGTGCAGATAGGAATAAACTTAACATTTTATTTTGTAGACATGTAAAATCTTACCTTTGCGATAGCGGGGTAAGATCATGCAATTTATCGAGAGTCAATTTCCATGCGAAGAGATTGGGATAGAGAGCACGAAAGAAAAACAGGCGGGATCAATCCAAACCCTAACAGGGCTCGGCAAATGGTGGGGGCGCAAGCCGCTAGTTCTTGTGCGTGCGATCATCTTAGGGTGCTTACTGCCGGCTACTGACGATCCCAATCGGGACCGTGAGATCTTCCTCAAGCTGATGACCATGGATACAGAGGGGCTGCGTACACGCAAAAAGAGCCGCTGCAAAGACAAAGCTTCTGAAGAGGCATTCGACGCCCTTTCCTATAAGCAGAAGCTGCGCGATTGCAAACGCCCGGAAGAGATCGAAGGGCCGAGCCCCGAAAGGTGGGAGGAGATCAATCGCCACCTAGGCACAAACGCCACCTCTTTGCAGGAGCTCGTGCAGCAGCTGAGCCAGAAACACTTCGGCTGCCGAGCCTCGGTGAGTGACGTCTTCTGTGGAGGCGGCAGCATCCCCTTTGAGGCTGCACGCCTGGGCTGCGACATCTACGCCGCCGACCTAAACCCCGTCGCCTGCCTGCTCACCTGGGGAGCACTTAAATTGCTCGACACAAGCGACAGCGAATGCAAGAGACTTGAAGAGAAGCAGCAACGCACCAAAGAGGCCCTTCAAGAGCAGATCGATGCGTGGGGCATCGAGACCAACAGCCACGGATGGCGTGCCGACACCTTTCTCTACTGCGTCGAGACGCGTTGCCCCAGCTGCGAGTGGATGGTGCCGATGGCCCCCTCGTGGGTCATCAGCGACAAACAACGCGTGATCTGCACACTCGTCCCCAATGAGAGCAACAAGCGCTTTACCTTTGCCGTCACAGAGGCCAGCAGCGAAGAGGCCTTCGCAGCGGCCAAACAAGGGACCGTCCGCGAGCAGAAGCTCCACTGCCCACACTGTCACGAGAGGGTGGCGATCCGCACCCTCCGCGGAGACCACAAAACAGAAAAAGGCAACATCAACAACCTACGCCGGTGGGCCCTTGAGGACTTCCAGCCAAGACCCGGTGACCTCTACCAAGAGCGCCTCTACTGCATCCGCTGGCAGCTCCCCGACCCCGACCGTCCAGGTAAGACAAAACGCCTCTACCTCGCGCCAACAGCAGAGGACCTCACCCGCGAAGAGCTGACCATTTCCCTACTCACAGAGCGCTTCGCAGCTTGGCAAGAGAGCGGCATCCTCCCCTCACGCGTCATTGAACCAGGTCATACAACAGATGAGCCTATCCGCGCACGCGGATGGACCCACTGGCATCACCTCTTCAACCCCCGCCAGCTCCTCACCCTCGGTACCCTCTTCTCCCTCTTTAAAACAGGGCGTGAGGCTCTTATTCCCTGTAAAATACTCAATTTCTCAAGTAAAATGGGCGCTTGGACCTGCGCAGCAGACAAAACAAACAATGTCTTCTCAGATCAATCCCTGGCTGTCCTCTGGAACTACGGCTGCCGCAGTAGCATTGCCCTGCTGGACCACTACAACATCGCGCGCAGGCTGGAGCAGCGCACAAGCTCCGCGAGCACGGTGCGTGCGACGGATGCCCTAGAGTGCCAGGCAAGCTCGCTGCTCACCATCACAGACCCTCCTTATGCGGATGCAGTTAACTACGATGAGCTGAGTGAGTTTTTCCTCGCCTGGCTCGATCCTCACATCAAACGCCACTTTCCCGAGTGGTACACTGACAGCAAGCGAGCGCTGGCCATCCGCGGCAACGGCGAGCCCTTCAACCGGTCGATGGTGCGCTGCTACCGCAACCTAACCGAACGGATGCCAGACAACGGCCTGCAGGTTATTATTTTTACAGGAAGGTACTCTAAAGAGTGGGCGACGCTAAAGAGAGACCTGTCTGAGTCTGGCCTTCGGATAACAGCTGTATGGAGTGTTACGATATCCAACCGAGCTCTCCGTGAGGATCGCGACTATGGATACAAGATTTTGGTGTTGAGAAAGGATCAGATAGGGCATTAAACGCCTTCCCTGTCTGCATACTGCTCTATGAGACCTGGAAGCTGTTCCTCAACTATGGACTTTCTCATCCGGAGAGCCTCCTTGAAATCATCGGGTCCGCCCCAGCCATCGATTAACCAGCTGATCGGAAGAAAGGTCCTGTCTATGTCTGAGTTTTTTCCGCATTTGCCGTGTCTAGCTATTATACCATCGAACGCGGCGCACAGGCACGCCGAATATGGCAGCCCGGTGGTATCTACCCAGCACTCGCCATTCTGTATGTCGATTAGTAGAAATACTTTTTGGAGTCCTTTGGGTGGGACGCTCAACTCTTCCTCGACAAGTTTGCCATCTATCGGAACATCTTCTTGCCTGTACTTTCTAAATGGTTGGCTGTCCATGATTTTCTCCACTTATGATTTGACACAAAGTCTTTTATTTATCGGTAAATCCAAAGTTGGATTTCACGTCCGATAATATCCCTTATGTATCTTTGGCACTCTAAGCCCCATACTGCCAGCTTTTTTCTTAAGAACGGATTACCAACTTACCGTCTGAGGCCAGAGCTGCATCAACAGCTTCTTCGATCACCTCTTCCCTCGTATCCAATATATTCTGGACTGTGATATAGACGGCGCGAGCGAAGGCCTGATTGGCAAATCCTTTCGGGGACACAACAGGGTCACCCACCATAAACAGATTGTTCCGCATCGCCAGCAATGCTATAACTGTGCGTCTCGGGATGCCTGAAATGTCAATCACATCATAACCTCCCGGCAACTCCTCGGATTCGACGTGCTTCTCAAATTTCATACCCTGCTCCATCTTTTTCTTATCCGTGCTGATCATGCACCTATCCACCTATAAAATTACACATGATCATCCGCTCATGCGTAGAAAGACTGCGTTATAGTCGCTGCCACTTATGGCGGGGATCGGGGATATATTTCTGCCACTTATGGCGGGGCGCCGTTCCACATAGTTAATATTTCACATCTGTTGACTGTATACCTAGGCAGTCACTAGATCCGGCTCTTCTCGTCCGCAGGCTCAGCTACCTTCACCGACTTTATGCAGCCTGCAACGAAGTCCTCAAGCATCCGAACATCCATGATGCGCTGGTCCGTATAGAAGCATTTCCACCACTTGATATGTGCAGATGCTCTAGATTGAGAGACCGATACAGCCATCTCGGGGACTACACATAACGCATCCGCCATACCACAAAATACACATTCCATATCCAAAGACATCCTTCTTGACCGGTGACAAGCGGCGCCTATGATACACGTTGTAAAGTCTTTAGTCTACCACTGGTCGGCAGCGCGCTATGAAGATACGAAAAAGATAGCGTTTATTTATCATAAAGAGCATGATTTACTGATGCTTAAACCTGCAAGAAAACGGAGACAGAATGCTTAACCAAGATTTTATAAACTTTACAAATGGTACACGAGAGGCAATGGGCACTGTTCTTTTACAGATCGCGGCAGCCGGTGGGAGTGTGATCAATGACATCGATGATAGAGTGAGTGCTATCGCACGCACGATTGTCCAAGATGATCTGCCACGCTTCTACAAAGCTGCGGCAGAGAGATTCCACGGACCACTAACAGAACATGAGCAAGGTCGAAATGGATCACGATCAATGTATAATAATACTTCAATTCGTCATCGCCTAGACGATATAGATGAACAGCAAAGATACCGGAAATGGGAGAGTCGCATAGAGACCACCATCAAAGTAGCGACCATCATCGCACTCGTCATCGCAATAATTGTTGTGTTTGCATAGCTTTAAATATAGATTTTGTTTGCAACATCTTGTTTTGTTGTTGACGTAAACTTGTCCATATCTTCATGGTACACCCACCCCTAACATGGGAAAACTTAAATAAGGTATAGATGTGAATTTTTTAAGGTCTGTTAGTCCGTTCTCAGTCGCTGTGCCCGAACAGATACAGGTACCGGCCCGGCTCATTCAGATGGCAAATGAGCAAAGGATCGCTAGAGGAGAGCATAACAATGTCATCGATATCAACGCAGGCCATGAAGGTGGCGAGAGGAATATCGATGACGAAATGGTGATGATTAGCCGTCGGGAGCTTATGGGCTTGGTAGAGTTGGCAAGTACTGCCCCCGCATTACAGGCCCAGGTAACCGATCTTTTAAGAGAGCGAGGTGATCATATAGAGACTATAGAGGGGCACGAGGTCGCACAGGGGCTCTTAGACTATCGGCTGAGAGAACAGCAGAGAGAGGCTGACTTCGAGAATACAGAAAAATGGATCGACAGGGTTATGTGGGTCGCAATTGTAATAGTGATACTAGTTATACTTCTATAAGGGAACTATTACATGAATCCTATACAAACGGTAAGGCCCACCACTGGAGCAGAGCAACGGACGATAGACCTACTAGGCCCGATAGGTGCTGTCACAGAAGATTCCATAGAGACTCTTGAGGACAGAGTTAACGCCATAGCGGAAACTATACTGCAGGCAGACAAAGGTAGGTTCTTTAAGGCTGCGACATACCATTGCTTTGGAAATGGGCACCCATCTTTAGAAGAGATCAAAGATGGTAAAATCCTATTCAAATCAAACGTTATGATTAAGAAGATCGATTTTCTAGACGCCTTGACCGCAAGCAACCTGGAGTTTTATGAAAACAGCATCAAAGCAAAGGTTATTTTAGCAACAGCTCTGATCACGGTAGTTTCCTCTGGAATCCCTCTCAAAGGATTGATCGGCAACCAATTTGTCAGAGATCCGGTTACAGGTAATCTTGATATCATGAAGACTATCGATAAAATTATAGACGTAGCTAAGCCGCTAGCTGAGAAGATCCAACAAGCGTGCCCGCCAGTGCTAGCCGCCTTCGAAAAAGTATCAGATAGAGTAAAAGAATTCTTTAATAACAGAGGACAACAGCAGATGAATAACGTGAACCCAGTAGTAAACATCAACGCCCCCCTTTTGGCTCAGCAAGTACAGCAGATGCAAGGGCAGGTCAACGAGCTTGCTCAAGTCGACGCTCACAATAACGAAGCGGTAGATCATCTGATAGCAGATCTCACGAACCAGAATATTGATCTATTCAAAAAGATCCATGAGGTAAGAAAATTAGCCTTTAGGGCTATGGTTGTATGCGGGACAATTGGATTGGTCGTCGGCGCCACCGTCGGTATAGCCGCTATGAAGCTCTATACCCGATAGGATTTTATGAAGGCCCAGGTAAATCTAGACCGCCTAGCGTCTATCGCGATGGTCGTACTGATCGCCTGGGCCCTCTGGGCCTCACTCCACGGCTGGATCTTCTGGACTACGAGGGGTCAAGTCGATGTCTACACCAGTCGCGTCTTTAATTTTGGCTTCGAGAGCTTCTTCGATGATGCTATCATCTTTGATGCCGACGCGGTCGTTTATCATTTGACACGCGACTATTGCTACTGCCATAGCAACCACGACTATCGCCATCTTCATGATCACGATCCTCACGGCGAGCTCTGCATCATCCATTCCTAGCCCTCTATCTACGCATATTCATACTTATTCTTGCAAAACCTTGAGTATTTGCGCTCCAGTCAGAGTGGAGAAGGAAGCGATTAACGGTCGAGCTGTAAATTGTCAGGGCAAGTTGATTATTGTTTCCCTGATTATACCCGATCAGAGAGGCTGCAGGAGTACCAGCAGCAGAAAAATACATCCCATGGGCGACCACATGGGGCGCTGTGATGGGGGTTTCTTGGTAGTATGGCGATCCTACTGAAGAGGCAACCGCACCTACCCCCACGGTACTTGGTGTTTGTACGACGAGCTCCATGTCAACACGACCATTGTTGAATACAAAGTATGTTAGCTGTTGAGTGCTGAATATGGGCGCTGTCCCTCCTGCGGGATGAAAGTACGAATTCGTAGCTGCTCCGAACTGCGCTACGCTAGATGTGAACTCAACTCCATCCTGGAATCTCCCGATCCCATCACGACCCGTCAGCGCGACGACAGTCCAGTCATCAGATGCGGACATCGTCATGCCGAACGAGCCTATCTGCATGCATGGGTTGCTATCGTAGTCTGCCTCTGTAATGTCATCAAATGACCACATGGAAGGCAGTGTATCAGCGACCGCACTAGAGGGGTCTCCAATTACCGTTGGAGAGTATTGCAGGCCCCAACAACGACTACACATGAAGGCTATAGCATCTTCATCGTCATTAAGAACGGCATAGATTGCGAATGGGATGGGGTTGGCGTGTGCAATGCCCGTATTGAGACCGAAGAGATTCCCAATGATCTCCGAAGCGCCTGTGTCATCAATAAAGCCCTGGTTGCTGGTTATCACAATTGTCACTAGCTGCCCAGCACTTGTGTCAGATGGGATCGTAATAAATCCAGGGTTGCTTGCACTTAAAGCTGATCCATCAGCTGCTGTGATGCTGAATGTACTGCTTGAATAGGTAACCCCTAGGTTACGCCACCCCACTTGGGAGAAGGCGGACTCCGTAACGCCTATTGTCGGGTTGCCAGATACACCGTCACCGTTTGCGATCGTGATCGTAGAGTCCGTGGCTGTGAGTGTACGACCCGTAGCTGTTCCTGATGAGACGGAAGTGATCCCGTCAGGCAGTGTATTAGCTGCGTCGGGTGTTGCATAGGCCATTAGAATACCTCCCAGGTGGTACCGTTATACAATAGATTTACAGAAGCTCCGTCAACATTCAAAACATATGTTGCGGCTGTGGTTATTGCGATAATATTGACGCCATTACCGGAGATCGTGATCGCTCCACTACTCGACGAGTTCGTAGCTGCATCTTTGATAATGACCGTCTGTCCTGTGATACGACCCGTGGCTACCAGATTAACCGTACGAGCGCCCGTACCTGTGACAGAAAGGTAGCAGTCTGTCTCAAGCATCGTATATGGGGTAGAGCTTACGGCAGTTGGGTATAAGCCAAATCCTCCGCGAACATTTAGAGATCCGGTTGCAAATGAGTTTGTAGTGACCGTACCAGCGTATGAATCGCTAATAACGGGTTTTTCATCTTCATTGAAGGCGCCAGATAGGTGCACTGTGCCACCGCTACCCGTGACTCCTCCGGTAGTTCCATTCAAAACTGCACTATGGAGTTGAAGCGTTCCCGAGGTGACATCTACGGCTCCTCCGCCGGTCCCCTGGCCATCAAGACGGACGCCATTATAGAGCTGCACTGTTGCTCCATCGAGAAAAACGCCGCCTTTGTAGATCCCGCCGCAGATTTCTAGCGTGCCCGCTAGCGCCCTCAATGTCCCGTTAGACCCTGCACTCGAGCAGCAGGTATCTAGTGTGATATGAGAGGATGCATTACTGAGATTAAGGACATCAGCTCCAGGGAAAACGATAGCTAAGAAACACTTGAAACAGAAGACATCGCCACCGGCGGCTGATATGCACCCAACGGCCGTTTGGTCGTTATACAGGTAGCAATTGTACAGATGTGTGGTCCCAGTCGTCGAAGATACGCAGTAAATGGCGCTAGATGGCGCAACTCTCATGTAACTGACGGTAGCTGTCCCGCTAGCTGGACTGGTAATGTTTCCTGTAATCGAAGCAAAGATATTACGTCCCGAGCCATCTGCACTATTGAAGTCGTCCATGGCTGCATTTCTGCCTGCAATCCCGACGATATCGATGCCAGGAGCTAAAGTAATGCTCTCTGCGTATGTTCCGTACTTCACATATACGATAGCTCTAGTCGTGTCATCGGCCCCATCAGCGACAGCCTGTGTGATCGCTGAGGAGATGGTCGTATACTCGCTATCTCCAGCAGTAGCGCTAACGGTGTACGGAGACAGGTCGCGCAGATTATCGATGGTAACCGCATTGGTGGCCCCCGATGTGGTGATACCTGAGGTGCCAAGCACATCCAGCACGTTAGCTACAGGCGTAGCTGTCCCGCTATCTGTATCGAAGCTCGTGGGAACCGATGGTGACCCTGCTAGAGAAAGAAAAGATATTTGACTCACAATGTCTCCTTAAATCGGTTTCGCATATACGATCTCCACATAGACACTACCAGTAGACGGAGCTCCGGATGGATACTTAATCGAGATCACCGTATTGATAGACAAAGCGAAATTATTTTGTCCGTCAGTGGCATTTCCTTGGAAATCCCAAATTTGTGACGACCCAGCTGCTAGGTATATGTTGTCACTTGAGGCATTGAATGAAAGAAGCACACCAGCATCTGTATCATTGATAAAGGCTACAATCCGCCCAGACTCTGTTACAGTGCCAAGAGTTGCATAACTTCCTGTTATAGACCCCGCAGCTATTGAAAGCATTGGGGCGTATCTAACCGGTCCATAAGACATGGGGAACTCCTTTAGACGTTGGTTAAATTGCGACGACTCGATATGAGACACTTACCTCAAGGGTATTATCACCACCAGCGTTACCCGTGATGTTGCTACCTAGGTTGTCTAGCACTAGAGCAGCATTCTCAGCAGCTGAAGCGGCAACGATAACGTCTGTAGCAGGCTCTGCGTTGGTGTATGTGCTCGCTGATTGATCTATGAATCCTGTGCTCTCGATGGTGTTAGACACCTGTACACCTGAAGCATCGGTATACTTAATTCCAAGGTTATCGCCTGCCTCAGCAAATACGTTTGTACCGCCATAAACGAGCTTGAACGATGCTCCTATGAATTTGATCATGTTACCCGCTCCTGGTGCCACTACAAGAGCAATGGGAGTAGTAGCTAGAGCCTTGACCTGTGCGCTTGTGATAGAGACTGTATCTGTATTGATGCTGTCTGCACTGAGAGCAATAGTCAAGGTGTTCGATGTAGCAGATGTGGCTATGCCAGCACCACCAGCAAATGTGATCACACCGAGAGCTGTTGGCGTGGCAGATCCGCTATCCGATGTAGCAGTGTCCATACCAATGCCGCCCCCTGACAACTGTACTACGCCATTGGTTACGCTAAATTGAGCGCTATTGAACTGCACATCACCTTGGACGGTGGTGCCGCCTGATACTCGGCCTGTGTACGCTAGTGGATTTCTGTCGCTCATAGGTCATCCCCCCCTCAGGGTTAATTGTTTTTTTTCTACTTTTCCTCTGATTTACCTAACTGAATCATCAACCCCGCCATTTCCTTAGGAGGGACATTTTTCCTTCCCATTTTTTGGACAATGACCCTAGTGTCATTATTGGCTATGATATCATACAGATAATTTGATCTAGCTTTCTTGATCGCTGCCTCACCTACAATAGGGATAATTGACGAGCCTTTAGAGAATGGGGCTAAAGCATATAGAGCACCCTTCATAGAACTTGATAATGACTCGTTTAGAATCTTCTTGAATAGTGTAGACTCTGACTGGAGAAAAGATTCCATATTTTCGGATAGATTCTTCCCATACCTTTCAATCGTTCTGAAGAACTTAACACCGTTCTCACCCAGTGTTGCCCTGATGTCCTTAAGTTTTTCAGGGTCAGATAACAGATTTTTAGCTTTTTCGAAGTTTATATGGTTGTCCTTGCCAATGATAGAGGACATGACCTCCTTAACACTCTTAACATCTTCAGCTGATTTCGTGGCCTTAGCTGCTTTTTTTGAAGCATTCTCTAGCAGGTTAACAGTGGGCTGTCCCCTATTGGCACGGATCATCTCCACCATATGAGGGTTAGACATCACCTCATCTACTTTCTGTAGATTAAGTTCCCCATCTTTGCCTTGCATGCCGTCTAATATCTCATTAGTATTCGATGAGCGTAACGTCTTAAATAACTTCTTACCGCTCCGCGACTTTCCCATCGTATCCTTTACGATGTCATACCCTATCTTATTCTTCATAAGGTCTAGAACCCTAGCCGGCCGGGTGCCTGCGTCGAAAGCTTCCTGCATATCTTTTAGGATATTGCCCCTGATGATAGCCTTGGAGCCCTGAGAGGTTAAACTATCACCTTCTTCCATCAATTTTTTGAGAGTATCGTTAGCTCTTAATCCAATGAATGGTTTGACTTCTTTAGCTAGTAATTTTGCCTGATCTTTTCCAAGCTTGCTTATATGCTGCACAACAGAGCGATCGATGATGTTTTGTGCCTCTTCACTTTCTCCTGCAGCTATCTTTAGCTTCTGAAGATTTGACGGTGTCGAAAACTTAGGGCTAAGGCTTTCTGGCGATGCACTAAGCCTCATGTCTAATATAGACTTATTGTTAAAAATGTTCTGAGCTGCCCCATATTGCGTCTCAGCAGCTTTGAATAACTCTGCTCCTAAGGGGGCTTCTTGCTCAAGAACAGCCATGATATCTTTTCGAAGAGCACTAACTAGTGGCCTTAGCAAGTCTACCGGTCCAGGCAACACATCTGCTTTCTTAAGGATCCTGTTTATGCTGCGTTTTGTTTTTATAGCTTTGTTAATCGGTATGTCGACTAGCGAAACCTCGCCAGAGCTAAGATCGTTTAGAAGGCCGAGTACATCATCGTACTCTTCAGTTAGGCCCTCTTTTTCTAGCTTTGCCACGATCTCTTGAGCTGCTTTCCTATTGTCGACTTCTAGCTTCCCCGCAAGCTTAGAGGTCATCTTAGTCAGTTTACTCTCCTCTGACAGCTCTACTAAACTTCCGCTAGTTTCTTTCTGAATCTTTTCAGCTGCCTTAAGAGTTTCAGGAAGAGGTCCCGATACAGTCTCTGCAATTTTTTCAGATTCTTCATATAAAGTCTGGTATGCTTTTTTTGAGTATTTAAAGTTTTCGTTAATTTTTTTCTGGATGCCCTCCCACGTATTCTTCTGAGTTCCAGATGAAGGGGCGATATCATCTAGCAAAGACACACGGGTCTCATCTAATATCCTCTTTTCGATATCAGCTGCTCTAAACGACTCTGAGGCTTCGCTGAGAGGTTCCGGTGAGACACTATCCATCTTTAATGGTTCGTATGGCTTCTCGAACTTTTTCATGTTCTCATTAAATTCTGAGACCAACTTATCAGATGTTTGAGCCATCCTACCGGTGAGGTCTTTAGAGCTTATCTCTAAATCGGCTCCTGCACGCTTGCCCACTTCCTCAAGAAATACAGGGACCTCAGGCAATGCACCTTTCTTACCGAAAAGTTTTTTCCCGAGTTCAACACCTTTGCTTACAGCGTATTTCCCCCCCTGGAATAGGGACGGCAGAAGAGTGGTTATAATGCCTAAATTCGTGCTAGCCCCCTCTGATAAACCAGACTCTTTCCCTGCTCCTTTCACTCCTCCAAATACTGTCCCATATGTAGCAGCTTTCTGTACTGCTTTAGCTGCTAGCCCCCCAGGTCCTCCCATTGTCATGCCTAGGAAGTCACCGGTGCCTTTCCCAGCCTCAGCACTTATTCTTTCAGATGGATTCGTGGGCTTAAACAAATCTCGAGTTGCTGTGTCTACGAGTGAGTCAGCGTCTTCATACTTCCTATATTGCGGCTCGATACCTATTGCTTCCCGGATGTCATCTTCGCCAAGACCTAATTTCTTAAGCCGGTCTTCTTCCCTCTGGTATATAGATTTTTCCCTAAATTTTGTGGCCTCATCAACAGCTGAGCCGATATTTGCTTTCCCATGCCCAAAGCCTTCGGCAACTGTATCAAATAATGAAGTAGATGTATTCTTTCCGTATATGCCTGCATTGCGCATGTTAGATAAAAAAGACTTACCAAGCGCCTTAAAATTAGAGACTCCCGACTGCTCACTCTCTTGAGAATCTTGGGGCCTTTGTAGGATAAAGCGCCCTTTAGGCCTCGACCCTTGCTGCTCTTCATCAGGAGCAACGTCTTCTCGTACAGAACCTGCCGGCTTAGAGATAACGTATGGCATAGTTTAAGCGTCCTCTACCCATTCGCCTTGGATGTAGATGAACTTTGCGCCGTCTTCAGTTCTAACGGCCGTCATGCCCTCCTCTACACCTTCTGTTGGAAGATCTTCAACCTCCATCGTTGACACCTCAGAGTCTGGACCTACCTCCACATCGTCTATAACTTCTCTTTTACTGTCAGGCTTTCCAGATATTAGTTGCTCCTCTATGGCGCCTAATTCACCCTCCAATTCTTTCTGAGACCCAAAGAATTCATCCTTAGGTATATCGGTCCCATATTTTTTAATCATCGAGCCTAGCCGATCTTGAAAGGCGCTTGATGTTTTTTCAAGAGATCTAAGGGCATTTAGTTTACCTTTAATCACTGCTTGTGTATCCAATGGAGATATCGCAAACTCTTTTTTAATCCACTCAAGCTTTTGCTGAGGTAGCACGCCGGATTTATTGAAGACCTTGATAACCCCATCTAGCACAAGGTTTCCTCTCCTTGAATACTCAGTGTATAATGCATTTGGAATGATATTTTGTCCGGTAAGGTACCCTTCAAACATCCCTACATCGGAAGCATTCTGCTCCAAGAAGTCTAGGTTGTTTTTGAACACCTGCTGTTCTCCCTTGCCACCCTGTGTATGATCAATAATCGCGTCTGCCATATAGCCTTCGAGCTTCTTATCAAGGACTGACTGCTGGGCGTTCTTAGATCCCTTTGCTGCTGCCTTATTGGAGATAGCAAAGGTTTTTAAAGCCTCCATTGGATTAATTCCATTATCTACTAGCCCACTAAGGAACGTTTGTTGACCTTTTGGGGTGTAAATTCCTCCCTGCTCCATAGCTTGGGTAAAAGCAGTCTTGTAAGCATTTTGTGTCTGCGTTTTCTGCTGCTGTGCCTGCTGCTGCTGCTGTAGATATTGCAACTGCTGAGGTGGGACACCGAGAGATATAGCTTTGTTATAGGCTTGACTAATGCTTTTTGGATCATTTGGATTTTGTGACATTGCGTCATCAAATCCCGCTGTCCCTTGATCTAGGTTAGATTTCTTTTGCCTTTCTCCTAGGATCTGCCCTAAAGCACCGCCAAGCCCAGGTAGGGCTTCGGCTATTCCAGATGTGTCCCGAGCAAAGATAGGTGCTGGCATTAGTAGGACTCCAGGTGGTCTAGTCTATCATCTAGCTCCTGAACGGCATTTATTAAGAGGCCGATCAGACCGTAGAGATCAACATGGAGGATGCCATCCTTGAGAACTTGAATCTCTTCGGGCACTTCCTCGGCAATAAGGCCCACGCGGTCCTTTGCCCCACCAAAGCTCTCTATATAGTCGAATTTCTTGACCGCTAGATCACGAACCTTCGACATACCTTCCTTATACTCTATAATGTTTTCTTTCACATCTTTCGAGGAGGCCGCGTAGGTTGCGGCAGCTTTTGCCCCCTGTCCCATCGCCCCAATCATAGGTCCTGCCAGTCCTTGTCGTTCCTGTATCATCGGGCTAAAGGTTTGACCCATGAGCATTGGAAGAAACTGCGATAGCGCCTGTAGCTGATTCTGCTGTTGGTTTTGGAAGAGACCCCCATACTGAGAGCCGAGTGTAGAGGATAAATCCGTCGCACTCTGGGCAAGAGCTTGGTTAAGAGCCGAGGATGATCCTGCATCAGCATCCACAAAACGCTGCTGAAGAGCGGGTACAATCTGCTCTTGGAATGATTTCGTCGCAGGCTCTACGTAGGACTTCTGAAAGACATCCTCTACCATCCCCGACTGTGGCTGTAGGAACTGGCTAAAGCTACTCTGAACTCCCGGACCCTGCTGACTGAAGAGTTGGCTCTGTAACTGCTGCTGATCCGGCGTTAGCATCGAGATGTTCTTCTTGTGCTCGGTGCTGCCCATCATAGTCTTGCCCATCACTATCCTCCTGATATTCCATCAATACGCTCTTGGATCGCTTAAACCCATGCCTTTCGCTATGCTTAGGATAGGTCGTCAACCAATATATACGCTTTATTTTAAGCGCTTTCTTCAAAAACTTCATATGGTCCGCAGCCTTCTTCACTGCCTTCCCATTCATCCAGTAGTCTTTGTCTATCGAATAGGTGTAGATCACACCGTCCTTGCTGAGAGGATCGATCACAAACCACAGGTAGCCCTTTACTAGATTGCCCTCGTCAGCGAGCACGTAAAGGTGGTTCAGTGGGTTAAGCGTTGGACCCGTTGCGTTCTCGACCAGGCAGTTTATGCTCTGGTATTTGTAGAAGTCCTCGACTGGATAATCCCTATCTCTCACCTGCTCGACCAGATACTTAGGAACGATATCTGGGGAGAATGCGCGTACCCACCTAAGATTTTCGATTTTACTACTCATCTTGCTGACCTATGTAACGGATTGATCCTTGCAGTGACCCAGTCGCTGGAACAATGATATTTATTGATGTTAGGGCGCTCCCGTACTCCCAGAGTTCACACTGATAGCTATCTGAGACAGCAATCAGCGAAACAGCTGTCCGCCCTCCAGTAAAGGTAATGCCGCCCGTAATGCATGAACCTACGAAGATAGTCAGGCCTGAGCCCGACAGGGGCTTAGAGACGATATACGGGAGCTCTACGTAAAGGTTCCCTGTACCTGTATGGCCTGTCCATTGGACGTGGAAAAAGGCATCAACCATCAAACCCGTACGGACTGCCCACCCGACCTGGATGCTATACGTCGCCGTACCAGCTCCAGTAGTGCCCTTTACCGCTGGTGTCCATATAAGGCCGTCCTGAGATGATGTGGAGTACCTGATAGTGCCATTAATGCCTTGTGCAAGCCTCTCGTACTGACGCTCTAGGCTAGAAACCAGCTCGCGCATGTACTTCTCTAGCTGATCTGGATCAGAAGAGGTGATCATCTCACTATGGACAGGAAGTGTAGAGGTAGTATCGACCGTCATCCGAGCGTCCTCCTTCCTCTTGGCCGGAACCAAGGTTTAAAGGCATGTATGCGAAGAGAACGGTTCTTGCCTCCACTCGAGATGCTCATCGTATGGACATAGCCAACGCCACCTGCATAAGCACGCTTCCAGACCTTGGTGCGGTAGAATTTCCTCTCTACGATCTGTCCACCCCCTGTATAGGTATAGAAGGCAAAGCCGCCAGACGTATAGAGAGTGAAACCCGTAGTGTCAATTCCAGACAACTCAAAGGTATTCGTAGTAGCGTTAGCTGCGGTGTAGGAAACACCATTGACCTCTGTCATGCCACTAACATCGGTAAGATAGACTATATCTCCATCTACAAAGTCATGGGCTGTTGCTGTCACGACACCTGGGCTCGCCTGCGAAATTCCTGTGATGACCTTCCCAAGACCACTAATATCTGACACCACACTAATAGTGTCACCCGTGACCGTATCAGCTTCCCATGCAGTATCGTTATAGAACTCAGAGCCATCTATACCGTACATATAGAACTGATCGCCAGCTGCAACGCCATGAGTATTCGCTGTGATGCTAAATCCTGTCGTAGGGTCGCTGTTAGGGGTCACCTGGGCTACCAATGCCTTAAAGTTCAGGTTAGGCAGGAGGTCCATCCCCTGAGAGACGTATGGCGTCTCTGAATCGTTTTTATTGAATTCTATCGAGAGTGTCGTACGCTGGTCACTATCGAAGTAGAAGTCTATGTAGCCTAGCTGAGCTTCCATACCTTCTTTTACGAATGGATTCCACCCTGCACTCGTCATGGAGAATATAATCGATGACCCTGCATCCGTGCCGCCAGTCTCCATTACATATACGGCGCCTGCTCTATCACCACCGAGGAATAGTTCGGCATTTAAGGACCAAAAGAAAGATAGCGCTGTAGCATTACCCACACCTTGGGAGTCGACATCCAGGTCGTTAGCCGCAACGAAGTCTTGAGCTGCATAGTCAATAGGAGCAGAGCCATATCCCAGCACATTCATATCGACCACTACATCGCTGATCTCACGAGTAAACTTATACTCAGAAAATGCCTGTGATTCATCATCATAGATAAGAGCCGACTCGCAATCTGCTTCTGTGCCCTTAGGGAAGAGCATCCAGGTACGTGTATTTTCATAGCTCCGCGCTGCAAAGACCTTATCAAATTCATCATCATTTACCTGGTCACTGACGAAATTTTCTATGCGATCATCTATGCGTCTAGTCTCTACACCGTCGGTGGCTGTTATCCCTCTCTTTCCCACGGCGATAACATAACGGTCAAAGCCGACAGAAGCCATACGGCCATCACAAGCTCGGAAATCATTAATTTTCTCCCACCTAAAGGGTAACGATGGATCTGGAACCGAACGTAAACGCCAAACGCTATCAGTGAACTGTACGATGATCATGTCCTGAAGTGCACGAGCACTAATGATCTGATCACCCGTCGGTGCATCTACATAGCCGCCCCCACCGGCTACAACGTCATTCCAGTTACTCGGAGCCTGAGCAGCACACCAACGCGCCCGCTGGGGAAAGGTGTTAGTGGAAGACCCGTTGTACTCGAATGTATGGAGCACTATGAGCCTTTGCTTCATCACAAAGATCAGTTTGGAGCCGTATAAAACATTCGTTCCGCTAAGTGAAGGCTGGAACTGGTCCACACGAGATGCAGAGGAATCGTAGAAGACAATACCATCAGTACCAGGGGTAACCCCTGTGAATGCCTTGCCATTGGTAATATAGACACGATTGACGACACCTGTGCTCTGCCAGTTAGCAGACCATATGTAATCAGTATCTGAGGATGCCCACACATCCGAATTGCCTCGAAGAACAGATGTACTATCAAATAGATCTAATGGCTCGAAAAGTTCTGATGTAGCGCTATATAGAGATACACGTCTGGTGTCGGAGACGAGGAGTTGGCGCACATTAGCGGCCGAAATATAGCGGAAGATGCCCATCATACGGAGAGCTGGGAAGGTTCCTACGCGACCTGAACTGCCTGTATAGCCTCCCAGAGGAGCTCCATCTACCGTAGCTCCTGCTGAGTCAATAAGGCTAAAGTTTGCCCCCGCGACTCCAGTGACAGTATAGAAAGCATCGTTAAGAGAGCTCCAAGTACCACCAGCAAGATAATGAAGAGACACACGATCGCCATCAAGTAGAGTGACCGTTCCAGCTGTAAAGACGGCAGGAGTCGCCGCCGTAGCTGCTGAAATATTTCCCCCATGTACCATGTCTCCTAGAAATCTAGTGCCCGATCGCTTCTCTACGTATCCATGGTGGATGTGCCCATTCTCAATGGCTGTAAACGCATCCTGAGGCAGAAGCCACGATTCGCGGTCAGAGTCTAGCCCCGTCTGAAATGGAGCAATGAGAAATGGAGCGTATCCCGTCATCAGAAGCCACCTACGATCATAACAGAAAACGCGACGCCTATAACATTTGTGCTGCCATTCCCAGATTGGATGCGCACACTAAATTGAGATGTCGTCTTAGTCCCAGGTATAACATTCCCTATACGAACGTTATTTTGTCCGGCGCCTCTGCTGCTCTCAGGAGTAATCATAACGACATAGTTAGCATTGGTTGGATTACGACCAGAGAACGGGATTGTATAGGCATTTAAGTCGCTACCAACGGTGGCAATCGTTGCACTTCCAAGCCCGCTTCCCGTTATAGCCCCCCCTGCTGCCGGCACGCGGCCATGAGCAAAGACGAAACTATTCTGGTTGTTGATGAAGCTGTTGCTGCCGATAGTGATGTTCTGGAACTTTCCTCTCGTTCCCCTCGCCCCTAAGAACCCGCCATCTGTAAGCGCAAACAAGTTAGGTGACGGCTGATCATCCATGATAAAGAACTCAGTCTCACCGCTTGTAGGGTGCTGCTTAGCATAGATAATCATCGTATCGGCAATACGTGTAGGATCAGCAGCCGGAGGAGGTGCGCCAGGGACTTGTTGACGATCGATAAAGTTAGACTGCCAGTGCTTTAGGCTTGAACCACCCTGCTCTACGTCAGCAAAGTTATTCTGCAAAGTAGTTGGATAGTCCCTGATTTTGGTGCTATTTGCGGGTAAAGAGGCATCCCAAGACATGAAAACTCCTAAAAGTGAGGGGTTGCGCGGGTGTTTAGAGCATTTTGTTCGGTACGAGTTACCACGTACTGAACCTGCTCTTTGTACAGAGCTGTCGTCTCCTTGTAGGCATCCATCTCACCATAATCAGATTGAACAGCCCTAGATGCTCCATAGGCGATGCAAGGACCCCACTGGTCAAGTAGAGGCCGGTCAGTAGCATTCGTAAAGTCCGTGGCAGTAGCGCCAGCCGCTGTGGTTACCAGGGTATTAACGTAAGCCTTACACTTGAACCGATAGGCCGTGTCAGGTACCGGATAGAATGTAAATTGATTGTTGAATAACAGAACGGCCTGAGGACGGGTAGGGCTGAACTGCGTATAGGAAAATACGACGTTTGTGCCATTAGCAGGAGCGACAGCAAAAGAGACAGAAACTGCACCTGTGGAGTAGTTAATCGTGCCATTTCCAGCACCCGTGGACACTAAATTGACATTTGCTGTGCCATAAGTGACATTTGTGTCCTGAAAAGTCTCTACATTGTCCGTCACAACAGTCGATGAAGGCATAATCGGAAAACTGCCAGCAGTGCCGCTAAAGACAAGAGTTACCCCATCACCGACCCCGATGGTTGCCCTATTGATCTGCTCCGGATTCTGTGTATAGAAAGTACTTGGATCTTGATACCAAGCGATCTCGAAGTTATCTACTGTAGCCGGCGCTTCAAAATTAATATATGCAGCAGGTTGCGCATAGGTCGGCTGATTGGGCGTCGTCAGAAGATCGTAGTACGTATGGAAGCGATCAAGCTTCACCTCCGCAGGGAAGGTAAACTGAAAGAACTGATTGATATAGTTATCAAGCTGCTCATTAGAGAGCTCTTGAGGCGAATACCTACCTGTAACTTGCCGAACCTTCTGTCGGATTGAAGCTAGATCCCACTGAGCCATGACTAGTAAACCTCTCTCATCTGGAAGCGGCTCTTAGTGCCAACGCGTACTTTGCGCATCTTTCCAGAGCCATCCGGCTGCCAGTCCCAGTTAGGTGTAGAGCGGCTGTTAATGTGATGAGCAAGGAAGCGTGGTACACGATAACGACCACCGTGGAACATAGAGAACGTGTGCTTATTCTTGGTACTGCCATAACAAAATTGGACCATAGCACCATTTTGCTCCAGGTTCATGAACTCATAGGTAGCGATATGCCGAAGATGCTTCTCTTCTTTCTCGGTATACTTTCGATGTGGATTCTCAGAATCGATAATCGGAAGCTTCTGCATCCTTGCTTCATCAATACCGAGATCTAAAATTGCTGCCGCTTGTTGTTGCATGTGAAAACTCCTATATGAAGACGGTGGCAGCTTAGATCTGCCACCGTCTTATTGCTTAAACTACTGGCTCAGCGCCACGAACGACTGCAGTCATGACTGCACTATTAGCACCGACCGGAGTGGTGCCGATAGTTAGGCCGCGAATTGCATAGTTCTTAGATGCAACCGCATCACCGTTAGTGTCAGAGACGCGCACAGCCTCGCCACCGCTTACATAAGCAGAGTAGGCAGACGTGTTCTGGTCTAGGGTGATAGTGGTAGCAGTGACAGAGGCCACAGTGTACGAGCCATTGAGGCTTGTAGTTGCTGACTGATCATCTGCAACGGCCACAACGTTGATCGTATCACCCGCAACGATACCCACTTGAGTAACGTTCGCGGCTGTGATCACGCCCGGGTTTGCATTGGTAAATCCGGAGATGGCTGCACCAACTATCGAACTTTGGGATAACGGCGTAACACCGTTAGAGGTAGCCATCGATCCTGCGTCTACGTCTAGGACGTATCCATCAGGGAAGGCGCTGTTCCAGTACCAAGAGCCACCATTCGTTACGTCGATGGTAGTCACTTCTGCTGGATCAAATCCGCAATCAAGGTTGCGGGCGACAGCTGGATTCGGGTTGGTCCAGCTAAAAGTTTTTACTTGTGACATTGGCGATCTCCTTAACTATGGGTTGCTTCAAGGTTGGCCAAGAAAGCATCGTTCAATATCCTGGCGACAAATGGGTGCTGCCATCCAATTGACCCCCTCTGGTGCAAGGGGTCGGCAGCTCCGGCAGAGCCAAGAGGCTCGACGTAGAACTCGCCACTCTCGCTACCGAGATGGACAACTGCATAAGCTTCCTTACCAACGATTATGTTGTTATAAACAGCAGGGGAAGCAGCAGTGACGCTACCAACCGAGGTGTATAGCCAACGGACGTTCCCTGTTGCACCCCACTCTGCATCTAGAACTGTTTGTTGCGATGAGTAGTTGCTAGTATTAAGGAAGTTCGAGACATTCTCGAGGTCATCAATCAGGGCAGTATCGATATACCCCCAGAAAGCTGGACGAGTTGGAGCGGTTCCGAACTTATCCACACCGGTTACGACCTCAGAGATCATCTCAGCATCGTTATTGAGCAGTGTCTGTACGACGCTGTCGATATCAGCCTTAGTAAGCTCTGTTGGCGTGTTGCCGTTCGTTCCCTGCGAGCACTGGATAACAGTGCTAGTAGAAACAAGAACGTCTCTTGTGATCTCATCTATGGTCTGACCCATATTCTGAGCCAATAGACGCGAACCTTCGTTTAAGCATTCTGTTACTTTCGGCTGAGCTTCGCCTACTGACCATGTTGCCATGGCGGGGAAACCTCTTCGGATCTCCCTCTCATTGTTACCAGTGAGTTCAGACTTTCGCATCTCGTCTAAGACGAGTTCTCTCGTTAAGTCGTTCAGCGTGACGCAAAAAGATGATTCGTTTAGAGTTGTGTGGCCCTGAATGAAAGGATAAACATGCCTAAACTCAAACCCTACGACCTGACTAATGTCACATCTTTGGATTTGGCTTACCTGGCCGGATTCATTGATGGTGAAGGATGCTTCTTCATCGGCCATCACATGTGTAAATCCGCCTGTACAGGCAATGTGTACCCCAACTATCACACAATTCTTAAGATTTCTAACAATCATCTGGGTGTTCTTGAATGGGTTCAGGCTACTTTTGGTGGCCGAGTTACCAAGTTCAACAAGAACAGAATGAAAGACAGAAACTATTTTACCTATGATATTTACATGACCGGAAACCTTTTGACCGACATGTGCGCACTCCTTCTTCCTTACCTGAGGGTAAAGAATGAGCACGCGCAGGTGATGCTTGAGATCAGAGAAACATTTTCCCGCACAGGAAGCAGCGGTCCCGTTAAACAAGACCAGCATGTTCTTGTAAAAAGAGCTCACTTGCGCGAAAAAATGGTTAATCTTAACTCTCGCTTCAAATCTCATAAATATACTAATCATTTTCCTTCGTCTTCGCCCCTGTCTTCCTTAAGCTGCCTTAAGGAGGTCCAAGTCAATTAGAGAGAATTTATACAGGGCCCGTACGTTAACCCTGTCTTCAACGGTGAGTTCAACCTGGTTCGTGATGGTAACGAAGTTACCGTAGAACGAGGCTTGAGCCTTAATATCTGTGACAGATAGTGGGGCTCCTGGTGGTGTGATGCCATCCACTAGAGGGATAGGCACTGTTGCAAGTCTTGCGTACCTGCGGAAAACTGCTGTATCACCCATCTTTTTAGGAATAAGACGCTTCTGTGCGAACTTTGCATGAACTAACCTAGGGTAGGCGGTCATTAAAAGTAAGCGGTCATAGTATTCTCTAATAGCGGGTGGAAGTACAGCAACAGTTGTAACGTTACTCATAGTTTACTCCTAAACATAGCCTGCGTTTTTCTGTGCTTCCTTCATGAAGTCCGCTTCGCTCATGTCTCGATACCGCTTAGCTTGATTGATCGGAGACGTCTGACCGACACTGGAAAGAGACCCTGCCTCTTCGGCATTCTTAATGATCCTTTCAGCATCAGCACTGCGCTTAACCGCCTTGTGAGCCTTCTGGTAGGCAACACTGTTCTTCGCTAAGTAGTAGGCCAAGTCATAATCTTGCGTCTTCTGAAGGCTGCTAGAGAGCTCAGGATTGTCCTTAAGCACCCCTGGCAGATATTTGGGGACTACTTCCGTATAATCAGAGTGCTTCTGTGCCATACGCAGCTCTGCTATGCTTGCCTGATTTTTGTTCTGAATCTTGTCAGCAAACTTCTGTAGCTCACCGAAAGTCACAACATCATCATTCGCATATTCAGGGACCTCCTCCTTCTCTTTAGGTTGGGATTGGACCTGCTGCATAAGAGACATGTGCTCTCTCATCATTCGAAACTCATCTTGCAGCTTCTGTCGTTCAGCACGTTCAGCCTGTAGAGCCGCAAGTGGTACTTGCTGGCTCTCATTCCGGGTGTGATCTGATCCATCAGTAGTTACAGGAGCGGCGGCCTCCATTTGATCGCCCGACTGTTGACTTTCACTCATAAAATTCCCCTCCTCGCCCGTTAGCCGGCGGCGCTATCTAGTTACATAAGCGTTTGCAATGGTGGTTGTTTCTACGACAACCTCATCGCAAGGCTTCGCTCCGTAGAGCTTCAAAGCGTCAAAATCGAATGGCTTCTGAGGCATGTTCACCTCCCATTCGATCGTTCCCTTCTGGTTGTTAACCTGTCCAACGATCATCCCGACCTGTGAAGGAGGCTTTCTTCCATAAGGTTTGATGTGTTTCACCAAGGTTGGCTTGCCATCGACGGTATTCCTAGATGGCTTAGCGAAGAGAACAATCCAATACGGATCACTACGACCCTTATTGGCATTCACGATCTTTTCGATCAGCGCCTCGTCATCCTTAAGAATCGCGTTACGGGTCTCGCCAGTCTCTTGCGTCATCCGTCAGCTCCTAGTACTTGTAGTCCATGGCTTGCTGCGGATAGCCCCTGTTACTAGCGGGCTGATTCTTCATACGACCAAGATCCGATCTCTGAGCGGCGAAAGGGTCGATGCTTTTAGGAGACTTGTCGTGCCCCATGTTGCCCTTACCTTTCATCCCAGAAGCCGAACCGCCGTAGCCTTTGCTGCTATAGCCTTTCTTCATAAGACACCACCTTGTGGTTGCGGTTGTGTTGGTAGTTCCTCAAGCAGACCACCTACCTGAGGGATATCCTGAGAAGGCCGGTTGGCCGCCTCCGAAATTTGTACATCGTCTGACTTGACCTGCTGCTCTTTCATACGGTTGTTTTCTTCCATCATCCGTACGATAGAGAGGTACTTCACCAGTCGATCGTCATCCATAGACTCGAGCTCTTTCATTGCCTTGACCCGCGTCAGTGCGGCATCTGATCGATCCTGGATAGACTTCGACGCGCGCTCATCTTCAAGGCCCATATTTGCTATCGCACGGGTGAATCGTTCCTTGCTGAGGGCGATATCGCTGACAGCCTTGGCCTGGTCAGCCTGGCGCTTAGAGTCAAGCTGCGCCTGTATAAACTGCTCTTGCTTCTGCTGCTGCTGCGCCTGCTGCTGCTCCATCTGTGCGATCTGCTCGACGTACTTAGACTTACCTTGAATTGGCGCTGCCTCAGCTAGCATCTCACCCGTGACAGGGGCTCCTAGCTGCTTCAGGTCCACGAGCTGACGGAAGTACATTTGCTTCTGTGTGTCCGTGAGGATCCCCTCTTGGATCGCCACGTCGTATTTCGTGAGGTCCTTATCCTTCAGCATCTGAGAAGGCTCTTCCCCAAGGATGCGCTGCATCTTCTCAGGGCTCCATTGCTGCATGAGCTTCACTGCCTTCTGGCTGACGTGCTTCTGTGCATTACGTAGCTTGTCGAATAGGTCCTGGAGATTGACGATAGCCGCTCCCTGTCGGAGCATCATCATGACGCCTGACTCCTGAGCGTTCTCAGTCTGACCAAAGGCCGCATCGTTAATACCGACGATATCCACTAGGTCCCGGTCGAACATCTCCTGAAGCTGGAAGAAGGATGGCGGTATCTGTGCAGGGGGTATCTTCTCTATCGCGCCAGGAGCTGACCCCTCTTTGCGCCAGATGACCTTGCCCTGTGAAGACTGAAAGAGAGACTGAGGATTGATGACACTGTCACGGTCGGCTATCCAGCCGGAATTGATCTGAGAATCGAGCAGGTCCACCATCTGAGAACGTCTTCTGTTGGCCTCGCGCTGTGGATCTATCATGCAGCGGACTAAAGATTGTGTTTTCAATTCCCACTGATCGGACTCTGGCTCGAAAATTGCCGTAAATGGCACAAATGGGTACTCATCAAGACCATTTGGATTGATATCGGTACGAATAACGACGTCATTTACGATGATACTGCGCTCTATGTAGCGCTTTGGCCGCATTACGATTTCCAGCTCTTCGTACTGATCAACGAATTCTTTGATAGCTGAAGCGCTCTTATCGATCTCTACAAGCTCACCTGTCTGGACATCAAGGACGGTCGGTACCTGCTTCCATTTCTGGAGGTACATCTCATTGAAGGCCATCATGTCCTGGCCATTAGGCTGCCGCTGGTATGGCAACCACGTGAACTTATCGTCCCGTGACCATCCGATGCGGGCTAGTTCGTAAATATCTTTGCTATCCTTTGGGAGGAGAGATGCGACGTGTTCAGGCGATAAATACTTTCGGCGTAGGATGTAGCCGCAGTCACTGAAGTCTAGCTTTGTGAAGTAGGGGTCTAGGATGAAGCCGTTGTAGGGCTCACGACCGAACCTAATGTCGCCAGAGATTGGGTCATCACGATAATCGACCCATAGAGAAAGAAGATTCAGCCCTGTCTTTAACGCACCGCCAAAACAGTCCGAAATGCACTGATACCCGTCACCACTTTGCAGAACGTATAGCAGTAGCTGCGTTAGTTGGTCTGCTGTCTGCTGATCTGCATTCTCTATGGGTACTGATACTGAAGAGAGGCGGTTCTTTCGCTGATATCCGGTAACCATGTTGATGGCTCGGCGGACCTTATTGAAGACGAAGGCATTGCGCCCTTCGCTAAACAGGTGACGCTTTTCGCTCTGATCCCACTGGTCACCCAGATAGAAGCGAAGGTCACGATCAGCGGCAGGAAAAAACGGAGACCAAGCCTGGTAGGCGTCGTTGTAGTAGGTATCAAACTCTTGAATAATCTCTAGATCTGAAGCCATTGCACATCCCAAGCGGTTTCAACGTTTCCTCCGCCAAGGAAAAAGTGCAGGGCCTAGGTAACGGCCTAGAACGGGATGATCAATCCCAACCCCGCGAAAACTAATTCGCGATAGTTGTTATCGGGTCATTTACTACGACCTTTTGAAGCCATTGAGGCCATCTTCTTTGCTCCGAATTTAGCGCGACCGATGGCCGCAGCGAGGGCACCAGGGTTCTCTGCACCTTTACCGGATAACTTTGCCTTAAGAGCAGCAAAGCGACCGCCTGATCCAGCTTTAGCAGGTGACGAAGGCTGCGACTTACCGCCCTTCAAGCTACCTGGCTTAAGTGATTCATTATTTTTCATAGGACCCCTCCTAAACAACAATGTATACGGATGTTCTTTTTTTCACACCTTACGGAAGGTATAGTTATCTTGCATGGCCGTTGCCTCACTCTCCGTCATGCCCTTTCCAATGCCACGGCTCATCTGAACAGCCATGTAGCGAGCGGAATCCATCGTGTGTGAAGACCAGTCATGCATGGGACGGTCACTATAAACAGCGAGGTTCTCGTTGTATTTCTTCTGGTAGTTCTCAGCGCACTTGATGAAGTACGAACACTTCGTAGTGTCAATCCATAGCCTTGGAAACAACCCTCGCAGAAGCTCAATCCCTTCTTGAATGGGCACATTAGGAACAACTTTAAAGTTTACACCAAGATCCCTAGCTATCTGCTTGCGAGACATGGCGCCGGACCCAAGTTCTCTCACCTCGATATCATGGGGTGCGTAATGGTTGCCGTAGACGTAATCGTGCTTGTCAGCTTCTGTCTGTAGCCATCGTGCGTAGTGCTGTAGCCCTTCGCCTTGGTTGCGGTACATGTTGATGATATGCACTTCGTTGGCAACGTTCTGCACTAGAAGGATCACTGTCTCATCAGAAACACCAAGATCCCAGTAAGTATCCACTGCCACGTGGGGAGCATAAGGAACGTTCGTGATGCGGCCATCAAGCTCTGCCCGGTTTACGTACTTGGCGTAGTAAGCCCCCTCCGCTCCCTGGTCGAAGTCGCAATAGTACTCCTGTTGGATCAGGTGTTCGGACATCCCTTCTTTACGCTCAGCATCCATATCTGATTCATGAAGAACGCCAGTATCTTTGATGGTGAGGACCTGAGAGAACCAGTTCTCGTTACCCTTAGCCATCATATAGAGATCGTATGCGTGGTTGCGGCCTCGTGGTGTAAAATTAAATATTGCCCACCCACCGTTCTCTCGTAGAATGGGCCGGACGAAGTTCCAGCATTTGGGATCTTGAATGCTGTACTCGGAGAAGATGCATCCAACCGGGTTGATACCAACGTTAACTATCTGATCGGTGCCGATGATCTGAATGACGGATCCGTTCTTAAGCCGCACCTTCATTTCCTGCCCATTGGGCTTCCCTTCGATGATCTCTTGCGGAATATAGCTCAGGAAACGCTTCCCGTCCTTGTCAGCGCCATCCCAGAGGATGCGCCTGCCCAGGGTAGAGGTAGGAAAGAAATACACATATGTGCCAACTCTGTGCCACCAAGCCTGTTTGATAAGCATGTTAAAGCACGCGATCTCCTTGCCCGCTCGTCGATGCCAGACGATCACTGCACGCTTGCAGCCATCATCCATGGCCTTAAGCAAGGGAAGCTGATAGGTACGGGGCTCAAAGGCCGGTATCTTAACCGGAGCAGCAAGCACGCTATTTACCCATCGCTCGGCTCGGGTGTAGGCTCCTGGCACTTGGTTTCTGTGGCAGAAGAAAGGGTATCTGGGTTCTTCCATTGCTTAGGCTCACTGTCACCGTAATGCACTATATTGAATCCGACGTTACCGCTATGGCTTGCATAGCTCTCATCTCGCTGCTCTAGGTACTGCTTACCAAGGAAGATGGCCATAGCTGCATTTTTCTGCGCTAGCGTCCACTGATAGCGGCGTAGGGACACGTGGCCACCGAGCTTCCACTGATCACGAAGCTCGGTGAATGTTTTCTCAAACTTTCGTTCGCAACAACGCTCTACCGTTCGGGTTGAGATATCGAACCAATCGGCGACCTCATCCTTCGTGCACTGAAGCTGACACAGCTTGCGCACCTGCTCCCAGTCTATTTCCACCGCATCTGGTCCGGGAAAACCACCTTTGCCCATAAGAAAACCCCCTCCTTAGACAAATTCATATTTACACTACACTAACAGATTTTCTTTGAAAATACCTACCCAGAAAACACGCGATTCTCTAGGATGGGTATATCACAACTTGATATCCCGAAAGCATAGACCCGACAACGTCCAAGCGTCGGGTCTTTTGCTTTTCTAGAGGCAACGCGCTATAGCATCCGGCTATGGCTTCGTTTTATGGCTTGCCCCATGGTACGAGTCAACAACAGGCGACAATGCTGCTTCTGCATCTCTCAGGTCGTCCTCACACAGAAACGTAGCGGTAAAGGTGAAATTTTTAGGGGCCGACACCTCCTTCTGCTCCTCAGTGACGTCCACAAGCAGCTCCTGCTTGGTGAATCCCCAGTCAAGAAGATCGTCTACGCGCCACTCATTAGCCAGCACATCAAAGTCCCAGCTGCCAGTGTTCTTATTAAGACGGATGTTAAGCTCGTCGACCTCTTCATCGGTAAGGTCGATAGAGGGTACGTACACTGATACCTCCGACTCGCCCATGGCAAGCATCGTTTTGAGACGGTGATGCCCTCCGATGATGGTGTTATCGGTATTGATAACCAACGGCTCGCACTGGCCGAACTTCTCGATCGACTTCTTGAGCTGATCTGCATCTGATTTCCTCATCAATCGTGGGTTTTTAGGGTGAGCGAATAGGTCTTTGATAAGACGCGTTTCTCTGTTCCAGGAAATTGTCATATGTCGTCCTCTAAAAGAATCTTTCTTTTCCAACGGTGGCACACCAAACCTCTCACCACACGGCCAGATGTCCACCCGACACCTGTGAACCATCCCGGTATAGGCTTCTCCCATCCCGCAGCCTTAATCTGCACCAACTCAAATGAAGGCGGAAGGATCATATCTGGATCAATCCAGCCGTCTTCTCCGAAGACACGCGACGCAGTCTCATACGATGGGATCGAGTGTAACGTCCTTCTAGGACCTAACCCCCCCTCTTGGATCCCAACGTTCAGCGAGCGCTTAATAGACCTTCTCAGCGCGACCCAATCAATCTTCTTCTCATGAGTAACCTTACAGTGAGCCATGAGAAGATTTCTTAAATCCGCCTGTCTCCACACTGTCAAGAAACTCTTTCAGATCGTTCTCTAGGTAAAGTCTATTATTTGATATAGGATGGCAAGTGTGCTTGATCAGGCTATCCCATGACCTGAGCGTCGATTTACAGACTCCCAGGTACTCGGATGCCTTTGATATGCACAGGTACTCGTTTAGCTTCATGACTTACTCTCCTTCTTAGCCCAGTACCCACTAAGCGGTGTCTTGCGAAACTCCCACTCATTTCGTAGGTAACATATGTTGACAGCGTTTATAAACATATATTTTAGGTTTATATGATCGTAATCCGCTTTGTCCTTGATGGCTTCATACAGTTCTGGCGCCATCTCTATGCTAGCCTTCTTATCGCATCTCATATCCGCACTCCCTGGTGTGCCAAATTTCAATACCAACCTATACCGAGAGATCATTCATATTCTTTCTTTGAAATTACGACGAAAAATATCTATAACGGTTCTCGGTTCATCACTATAAAACTTACTAGCGATCATTAGCGATACGATCGAGTCATCGGACCAAAGCAAGCCATTGCCAGCGTCCATGACGAACTTAATCAAATTGTCAATGTCAGGTCTTGAGGTATGGGGAGGTCCTCCGAAAGCATATCGAGAACTTAGTGTCTGCTCTTTGCGAAGCTTCGACCATGATTTAGGTATCGCCATACAAAACTGTAGGTGAAGCTCTATTTCAGTGGACTTCATAAGGTCATCTCTTGACCACGCTAAAAATGGGAGAAGCGCTTTCCGGAACGCTAGCTTATCGGGGGCTGATGGGTCGTAGGTATGCCCTCTAGCATGACGATGACGTTTCTGTGGAACTGGCGCTCCCATCATGGTGACTTGTAAAGAACCGTCGGATCCCCATACGGGAAGTGCTTCTTGATGAAGGATTTTGGAGGGTGCCATTCAGGAACCTTTGAGTAGTCTATCGCCTCTAGATCAGCTTCCGTTATTTGCCCTTCTGAGATCTCGATAAGCCTCAATGCGAAGTGGACTTGTGGCTTCGTGTATCGCTTCTTCCACCTAGTGATCGAGTGCTTATCTGTCCCTATGAGCATTCCCAGTCTCTCTCCGGGTATACTATTTGATTCAATGAAAGTCTTCAAGTCCATATGCCTACTTATTTTTTTGAGAATTCTGATACGTCCTCAGGGCTTCTCCCTTCGTGGTATTTATCCATAAATTCTTTAGGTGGAAACCATCCCTTTCTTCTATCTACGTTTCCTCTTGTGAGGTCTTCAAATGACACTCTCCCCATAGATAGCTCTACGATCATCTGAGCGCGTATAAGGTCTGGCACGCTATTCCGCTGTCGCCACCTATAGATACTCGCCGGCACGACCTTCACAAGGTCAGCAAGATATCTTGCGTGGATCCCATTTTTGTCCATAAATTCTTTTAGTTCCATAGCTCCTTCTCCTTGTCTTGCGTGAGTCTATTATACGCAAAGCCTTTTTTCTCTTCAATCTCGGGAATTTTCTTCATCTCGGGAATTTTTATCGTGACACGAACTTTCTCGCGTGTTATATTAGAGGTATCAAGCAACGGTATAGCTTGAAGAACAACAAAAAAGGATAATAAGATGAAAAAAGAACTCGATTGTATGGTTATTGTGAACGGCAAAGCCCATATCGTAAACCTAACTAATAAAAACAACCTCAGAAAAATCACGTCGGGGTTGAAGTTGGCTTGCAAGGGTACTTGGTATGGCAAATCTTCTCAATATTACCTTGCGAAGCACCTTAAGTTTTCGAAATATGTTTATGAGGCGGCCAACGTCAATACTGAGGACCTACTTATAACTCCCATTTCGATCGACTATGCTATTTCGGAAATGGAACTGTTTGTTGAGGGAATGGCCAGGATGTTGAGAGAGATAGCTGCTGGCAACAGCAAAACGACTGACCAATTCAATCTCCAGCGTTCACTTAGCCACGTCAACTTTAGCTAGCAACCCAACAACGGCCCGGCTTGACCGGGCTATATCAACCAAAACAAACAAGGACTAGAGGATGGAAGAGGAACGTAAAATAGATGAAGAGTCGAGGGCCCACTGGGAAACCTACGATCATGATTTCTACAAATATCGCAAAGGTTTAGACCACAAAATAGAACCGGAATTTGGCTCTCTATACCCATTAATTGTTTCATCAAATATAGATATGGATTGGTACACTAAATTTGCTTATATGGACTTTATACAAAAATTTCGTCTAGATATCAAGCATAAAGCGGAAGAAATTGAGCACGCCGAGGCAGAGTATGAGATGGACGGTGGACTGATGCGTAGGTCTAGGTTGCGTGAGTGTGCAAAGATAATTGAAAAACACGATAACATACTTCTCAATATAGAATACGAAGAATATTTAAGTGGAAAAGTGAGGTACGCATCAGATGGGGATGAAATAGAAGCAAGCCCTTTGGAGGTATCATATCCAGAAGAGTTAGCTAGAAGGGGCAACCGGGGGCGCTCTGCCATTGGAGATTATGTTGCACGCGAGTTAGAAGCTCTAGGGGCTCCCTACGTGGGTCCAGGTGGGTACGTGCGTCTAGATGATAACAAGGCTTACAACGATATGCTTGCTGGAATATGCGAAATAAAGAACAAGTGTAACTACTTCCTCGAGAACACTTTAGAAAAAGAAGAAAGGATAAACTATCTACACCGTTACGCTGAAGCTAGTGCTCTCGACGTAGAGAGTTATTTACGCACCCGTGCTCAGCTGGCCTTTAAAGTCAGACTGTAGCGTTGCATCAACAACGGCCCGGCTTGACCGGGCCGTATCAACCAAAAAGGATAAAAAAATGATCACACAAGCCACTAGAAAAACGATTGATTTTCGCGGGATGACGCTAAAGGTGTTAGATGCCTATAGAGATTTAAATATGGCCGCATATGCAGCGTTAGAGGCTTTATCTGTACGTGACAAGCCAGCACCTATCGACGAATTAGAATTTGATTACGCGTATAGCTGGTTTATACAATACCTGACTGGTGTTGTCATTCATGACAAATATGCCTTTATATATTTGAACCCATCGCCCAAATCAGTCGCGGAAAGAGTGGCAACCCTGCGTAACTTTTTGTTTGAACACAATGTACATACATATTTTGAACATGGTCTTTGCCTTACAAGAGGAAACTACTCGCAATACCCAAACAACGTCCCGGCCTGACCGGGTCGTGTTCAAAAGATCTGTCCACCAGCTTACACCGCGGCAAAACAGCATGCGGCTGCAGATGTTAAAATTCACACGGCCAGGTGTGAAAATTCACACGGAGTCCCTGTTTACCTCTTTCTCATTTTAAGCCCATGTGCGGAGATAATCAACTCCAAGCGCCCCCAAGGTCATCTAACATGCCGATATAGCCAGCAAGGCCCTCCGCTGTTAGTTCTATGAGCATTTTGTCATGCTCTTTGATCAGCTTGTCCAGATCTTCTTCAAAATTAGGGTCTGAGTAGAATACAACCCCATCTCCATCAACAGTTGGCATCGTTACCATGGACATATTCACTTTGATAGCTGGATTGCTCTTTGCCTTGTGCTCGGCAATGCATTTGTTGACGGAAACGTGGGGTGTTTTCTGGTGATAACCCACCACCGTCTCCCTTTGGTATTGATGCCACATATGAGGCCAGCACTTAATAATTCTTGAGAACGAGTAGAGCTGCTTCATCCACCACCTCTTATGCGCAAATACCCATTCGAGAACATCAGCAACTTGCTCATAGCTAACATGATACGTTATCAAAATTTGGTCCAGCACTTCTCGGCACTCATCTTCATCTGCGATAGGAACATCTGAACCTTCTGTTGCAAAATATTTATTGAATAACTGTATGGCCCTTGGGATGTCATCATCCATGTGTTTCATCTCTCCACATCTATGCATTTAAAAGTTTAGCCTTTCTGATCATGGAGCCAAGAGTCTCTGTGAAGGAACTTATTGGAAGAGAGTAGTTTACGGTATCAGAATCGGGACCGATATCAATTCGCACGTAGTCTTTTAGAGCTGTAAGCCATGGGTAATTGCTATTCTTTTGGATCAATTTTGCGTGTCGCTGATTCTCCTCAAACGATGTATGTCGCAGTTGGCGATTCTTTTTTATCGCTTGAACGATGTATGCACCAGCGCTCTTGACAGGCTTTGTGGTCTTGGCCTTCTGCTTTGCGTCTTGCTGGTAGACCTGAAATCCTCTGCTGACTTGTTCGACGGTCCAGTGCTTGGCTAAGAACCAGGCGCAGACGTCTTGAGATTGAACCTGTGGTCCGATGGCTGGCTGATGACTAACGATTTGGTCATGGAGGTCCTTTTGTGGCGGAGTTAGCTTGGCGACCATGTTGGTCGTGTCTCTTACCTCAGCGTTGCCTTTTCTTTCAGCGCGCAGCGATAGAGCAGAGTCAGGAGGAGGCCTTTGGCCGATCTCCCTAACACTGTTCTTATCTATCTTCGATAGAGACTCTGTTGGACTATGTGGTATTGGTGTGGCGGAATCGCCATCTCCATATGGCGATTCCGCCACACCATATGGCGATTCCGCCCTTTCGTAATCATTAATTGAGGGCTCCTCTGGTTTTTTAGGAGGAGTTAGGTCAGGATTCTCCATATGGCGATTCCGCCCTTTCGTAAACAACTCTTCATTTTTGAAGGCGTACCAGACGGTGCGATCCATCTTTAACTTGTTAAAGTTGCCTCTCACAATCATCCCCTTACCAACTAAACTGTTTACTGTCCTCTTAACCTTGTCCCGGCTGAAGTAGGGAAAGTGAGCTGCCATGTCATCCAAAGTTTGGTAGGTCCATGTCTTTCCGTCTCGGAAGTTTTTATTTAGCCTCTGATTGTGGCTGATCCAGTATTGGAAGTGGTGGATCAATATAGCCTCTTCTATCCCATAGCGCTCGGCCAGGCCGCTGCTGAAGCAATGGTTAGGGGAGGCTAGACATTGCTGGATAATTGCTCCATCGTGTGCTTCGTGGCATGTCGTCATCGCAGGTTCCTCTTTCGTGTTCTTCTCTGTACCTAAATGCTCGTTATCGGTCATAATGTGGCCTCCATGTTGTGACTTATATTTCTCTCTTCTATGACTGATATGTCTGTCATAATGTGGTCTCCTTGTTGTGAGCGCTTCTATTAATTGGGTTCATTTTACCGTTCCTTTTTGTGGTCGTTCATGATAGGTCTCCTCATTGTGATTGTTTGGTTAGCGTTCATGATGGGTCTTTTTGGTTTGATCCCCGGTTTCGGCCGGGGGTTTTTTTTGTCTTCGTCATTTTTCTTCATTCTATACCTCCCTTGATCTGATTGAGACTGCCTTCGGGTGGGAGACTCCTTTCCTACCAGACTGTTTATCTTTGTGCAGGACCATTGGTACGTGCTTAAACTTTTTAACCTCTTCGGCCTCATCGTCGGCAATTTTGCATGCTATGACCCTGCCACGTGAGTCCCGTATGGCGTTCAGTAGTCCGCAGCTCACGAGCTCGCACACATGAGATAGAAGGTGTGGAGTATTAGACTCTGTATGGAGTGAGATGTCGTCTATATACATCCATCCGCTAGGTGAAATATTCATGAAGCGCAGCGTATCGAAGAGGGCACGCGCTCTCGTTGACATCCATGGGATGGAGGGATTCATCGTCGTCCCCCTTTGGATAGGGCAACGCGAGGCTTATCTGTATGTTGTGGTAGGTGACTGCAGCTGATTATAGGGTACCTCTTGCTTTATAAGCTGATGAGAAGATACACTACGTTTGCAGTCGTTGTTTGTGTTTCTTCTCATCAGCGATAAGCCGGTGCTTCCTTTTTGGTTGCACCGGCTTTTTTTTGTCTCAGGCTCTTCGGCCTCTTGTTAAGATCTTATATATACTCAAGCGTGATGCCGTCAAGTGTTATTGAATGCTCTGGCCGCAAAGTTGCTTTTGGCCTGTTCTGCTATGTCATGCAGAGGCGCCTTGTTCATTGCTGCGATAGCGTCTCTTGGCGAAGGTAGGCCAGAGGTTCTCTTGGGTTCATCTTGGGTATGGCCACTCTGCTTGTGCTCGGGGCTATCTACTGAGTGCTGTTTAGTCGATGTTCTCTTGGGCTCCTCTCGAGCTTTGATGCTTTTCTTTGATGGGAAGTACTTATCAACATAGTGCTTCGGAGGAGTCCACTGTATCTCTTCTTTGTAGATTTCCACTTGTTTCAGGAGATCTTCTAGTGTGATACCCCCATTGCTCATCTCGATCAGCTTCATCGCATTTTCTATCGTGGGTGATAACCTTCGGTCCCTCCACCCTGCGACAGTGGCGTGGCACGATCCGACCCAATCGCATAGAGAAGATATCGTAATATTATTTTCAATCATAAAAGTTGCTAGGTCCATACTTAAAGTACTCCTGGGTTGTTTGCCCTAACATCCTATCCAGCGCCTATTTTTAGGTCAATTATTTGTAGCTATATTTTTAATCTGAGAATTCTTGAGCAGGGTTTGGTGCTCTTATATGGTTATGTTAGGGCAGCATGTTTGTGAGAGTCTTCGCATGTTTGTGATAGGGCTTGCATAAATATGCGAGGTGTAGCATGATCATTACGAAGCTAGCGGGTTACCCCATGAATGCAAGTGATTACATGTTAAATAAGAGTCAGCAAGATTGGACTATCCGAGATAGCTGGTACGAGGTCGAAGACTTCGTACTTTGTGATGAAGAAATCTACGAGCAGTATGCTGTAGAAGAAGATGAAGTCGAACAAATAGGAGAAGACTACATGAACAATACGAATGAAGTGATCGCGAAATCAGACTCTGTACTTGGTGACCTTAAGGTTATCAGAAATATCTGCCACGAGTTGATGCAGCACCCACATTATAGAAAGATGGGTGAGGTTGGTGTATTTGCAATCGTTCAGAAAGCAAAGTCCATTGGTCTCCCAGCTTTAGATGCCGTTAACGGCGGGATGTACTTTGTGAATGGTAAGGTTGAGCTGTCGTCTGCAGCTATGAATCAGCTGATCAGAAGAGCTGGACACTCTATCACAAAGGATAAGCGTAGTGATGACCAGTTATGCATCCTCCACGGAAAGCGTGCTGATACAGGCGATACCTGGACCGAAAGCTTTTCAATCGCAGAAGCTAAGCGTGCTGGAATTTACAAAGACCGCGGTCCATGGGCTCAGTACCCTAGAGACATGACATTTGCTAGGGCTCTTAGTCGACTTGCTCGCCAGCTCTTTCCAGACGTTATACAGGGTTGCTATGTAGAAGGTGAGATCGGGAAACCATTTACTTCGAAGGATAGTGATTGCTCAGGGTTAATCGTCGAAAGAATCCCTGCACATCCTACAGAAGGGCAGATAGAGGAGCTACTAGCTATCTGGGCTGAGTGCGAGCCGGCGTACGTTGAGAAAGTGAATGCCTTTTTGGAAAGACAAGGAATCGACGACATATACAAGTTACCACATGAACTATACACCCGTATGATTGATAAGGCCTTCAAGGCTCGCATCGACTGGATTAAGATTAACTCAGTCATCGTTGAAGAAGAGGCGGAAGAAGAGGCGGAAGAAGAGGCGGAACAAGAGGCGGAAGAAGAAGACGAATACGAGCAAGACTCTCATGAGGTGATGGCATGATCCAGCAAAACACTCCAGAGTGGCTAGAGCTACGCAAAGGAAAGATCGGGGCCAGTGATGCCCCGATCATTATGGGCGCATCTCCATATAAGGACCGGTATACCCTTTGGAAGGAAAAGACCGGGATGCAGGAACCACCTCCGATGAATTTTGCCATGGGTGTGGGGCACGATCTGGAACCTACGATCGTAGCCATGGCTGAGAGTGATCTTGAGATGAAGTTCACACCATCTGTTACCGTCAGCAAGGAGCACCCTTGGATGATGGCATCTTTGGA